CTGTTGGGATTCCAACGAGATTCGTAATGTATAAGCCAATTGAAACATTGAAACTCTTGCCAACTAAGAAGGTTGTAAGCATATAGTTTTAGATTCATATCTGCTTTTGATGGCTGTTGATTTATTGTTGTGAGTATGGCAGCTGCTAAGGTCAAAGGTATCAACCGAAGACAAAGGCCGCCCCTAAGCGCTCTGCGACGGGCTGCCTTCGGGCCCCGCCTCGCAGGGAGTCTATCAAGCTTGTCAAATATCTTACGCATAGGTTTTCCTATCATCTCACTATTCGGACAAGAATAAATACTATTAACCCTCTAACTCCAATACTTTCCTCACATCTATCTCATTAGCTCCATTGAGCCCAATTATGGCTTCTCTCAGCTTCTCTCTACCGTCTCCGTGAAACTTAGTCGTCAGATAAGGCTCGGATAAACTACCTTCTAACCAAGTAACTTGCTCCCCATTCGGATCAATCACTACATCTCCAACAAATACGAATTTGTCCAAAATAGCTTCTCGAGACGATTCGCGCACCGATTCAACAATTTCACCTGGCACATTGGCTTTCACCCATTCGACTAATTTGCGTTCACTTAACACATTCCACTTAAACTTTGGCTTGGTTGTTGTTATGTAAGCAATTACCTCATCGCCTAATTCAGCCTTTACTCGATCAGCTCCGAGACTGTCCATCTCGGTCTTGAGTTCGGCTCTTAGCTCGTCTTTGAGACGTTTTGCTTGGTCTGCTAGTAGGCTTATTGCCGCTAGTTTCAAGCTTAGGTCTTTGATTGTCATTCTGCTCCCTTACTTTCGCTCGTCTTAATCTAGTTTCTAATGAACTTAGGCTTATGCCCATATCTCGGGCGATAAACTCCTTATCGAAGCCCCACTCAAGCATCTGCCGGATATATCTGATTGAGTGGATTCTTCGCTTTACTTCTCCTTGCTCGCCCATCCGTCTCCTTTGAAATGGGTCGGTGTTGGCGTCCATACTCGCCACATCCGCACCCCACAATTCTGACAGATTACTTCTTTGGGAGCGTCAAAGCCGAGTGCGACATCCGTAATGGCTTCACATTTATCGCACTTGAACTCATATATCGGCATCTATAAACCTTTCGAGTGTGGCGTTGCCATTCCAGTAGCGTTCTTTAATGCGCTCTTGCCCATCAGCTATTCGACAGATTCGGCATTTAGCATTAACCATTTTGTAATTGCCACATTGGTCGCAGCGGCCTATCTCATCCTCTCGATTAATCACTCGATCTACTGGATCAAATAGGCGCTGCTCAAAGCAATTCTGACACTCCATTAACCAGACTTCATCGCCTTCGGTTATCTCGCTATCGTATTTAGTTACGAAGCTGTGGACTGTCACCTTCTTACAAGGCCCACACTTAAAAGGGTGTGCGTCTTTCACTTCTGAAATACCCACTTACCATCTGATCCAATTCTCATCCATTTAGCAAGATGACCGGATTTGGGTCTTGGGCATACCCATCCGCGATATTCTTTGCCTTCTTTTGTGCCTTGTTTAAGAATCATCGGGCCACAGCCTTCAGCACATAGCGGAACTTCATCAACTACTTCCGCGCCGAATTGTTCTGCGATAGCCGTAACATCCCAGACAATCGGTTCAGGGTCGTTTGGTCTTGTCTCTTTGATAAATTCGGCGAGTTCAGGCTTGGTTGTTTGAATTGGCTTCTTAAGTGCTGTGTTTGGTTTAGCGAAGTAAGAAGCAAGATTAAGTGCGCGTCCCAAGCTGCCAGTCTCCGCAAGTTCCAAAGCGTATTGTTTTGACTTTGATTCTGAACTAAGGCCCGTCGTCCAAGCCGCAGCATCAGCCTCAGTCCGATATAACTCACATTTGACAATGTAAACATCGCAATTAGGAGTAAGCGATTCTTCAAGTACGTGAGTCTTGATTCGATAATCTGGGTAATCATTTATAAACTCTTTCAATCGGTCTTGGACACTTACATAATCATCAAGGTAATTCGACATTTAACTTCTCCCGTCCCGCGAACTCATCGATCGCCATCTCTAGTTGCTCTTTTAATGACCAAAACGTTCCGTCTGGCCAGTTTTGCACCTCATCGGCGCAAGGTTGGCAATAGAACCGCACTTGAGCCTTTCGGATTGGGGTTTCACTTTGCACTTTCCACACAGCTGGCGTCTGGGCTTTTAAGTGCCAAGTTCCATCTTTGATTTGCCCGTAACGAGACTTACAAGCGTCGCACCATTGGTGCTGGTTATAGTTGCGAGTCAGACTCAACGTCATCCCAATCTTCTGGTGAAGAAAATCGGCATCGACCCAAGATAGCGGCGTATCCAATGAGATCGAGATACGAATCCTCGCGCTCTGGACTTTCCACCATTCGGCTGAGTTTTGTCGCGATAAAAACGAGTGCCACGTCAGCTGGGTCTCTGAGCTGAATACCGAGCAGCCTCGCGATTTTGTAAATGCGTAGAAGATTGAATCTCGGATCACCATATTCAAGCCCCCTGTCATCGAGGGTGTTACCAGCATCCGAGAGCCAGTCACTTAACGATCTCTCTGACATTTAAGCTACTCCGTCCTCGTTTATAACCTTCGTTAAAAGCTTTGGCTTTAGCCGACTCAATTAAACTGTGTATCCACAATCCACCGATAAATAAAGTAATCACTAGGGTCGCTATTTGTTCAGCCGTAAAGTTATTGGACATCAGCGTTCACCCCGAATCGGTCTAGCCAATAGGCTGAGATTTCTTCGCGGCTTAACCGCCCTCTGACTGACTTTCTACCTAGCGATTCAATTGCATATCTGCGAATAATTTGGCCTTTAACGTAATTCTTACCGTCAGACCAAGCGCCAGAAGTAGAATCAAATCGAATTACTGCTGGATTATTTATCACTTACTCTCCCGTTCTGTAACCCTTAAATGGATTTACGGGATAAATGTATTTAATTAAATGGATTTAGACAAGTAACAGTTCGGAGTGTCGTATATCGAGGAAGCCACATAGCTTCTCAACCTTGCCGCTATTGGCGAAGTCAGTCTTATCTGGAAGGGCCTTTAATTGCCACTCAGGCTCGTTTATAGCCCCTAAATCGAACTGATAGACCCCTTGTGGGGTGGAGTTGATATAAAGCGTCCTAGCGCCCGTTCTAGCCCTTATATCGGCCAAATAATCCCACTTCTTCTTCTCAATCAAGAGAGTGGGGTAATGAGTGCGGCGGCACTTCATTTCAATATAGGCATCGTGGGTAATGCCGTCGGCTCGGTCGGTCGCCGATAAAGGCGTCAAGTCCGGATAAACCAACTTGAGAGCCTCGAATAGCTCAACCTCGCGTAAGTAAATTAGACGTCTTCCTCGCCATCTTCCCACCCAATTTTTCTAATCGGATCTTGTGGGTCGATTACCCAATCAGGCCAAGCGCTTCGATCCATAGCAAAAGCAAGAGCTAAGCCCTCATCCATTCCATTACGGCGGCAAGTCTCGTAAATTTCTTTACAGGCAATTGCCCAAAAATCAAGCTTGGTAGGAAGCTCTTTAACTGTGCGGCGAGATTTAGCCGTTTTCTTAACCGGCTTCTTAACGCGCTTTCTTGTTGCCATTAGCCCCCACCTTCTTCGATAGGGCTAATTCTAACTGCGACTCCATTTTATCAAGGCGCGACACAATGGGGATATTTTCTAATTTGATAATGTAACGAAGGCCAGCGATTAAGAGGGCGATTGATCCGAGAACTGAAGCTACGAATCCAGCGATGGTATTAGCATCCATTATCGGACTTTGCCGTAACGCTCGTAATTAGGGTTAAGCCAGTTAATAATGCTAGGCAAGACTGATACTAGAGCTGCATTTGCAATCGCATCGACATCCCAACCCACCGCGAGATAGGTTGCTAGTGCTGTTGCTAGGAACGTCTTGGCCCAACTTTCCGCCATCTTCTTTAAGTCGCTCATTTCTGTCTCCTTCAAGGTCGAACCATTTGCCGTCATTGTCTCCCAAAGTTGTAAAGCTAATATGAAAGTGCGAGCGGTGAGGATTAGCGCCTTTGTATTTGCGGCGTTTCCATCCCAATATCGGACTCATAATCTTGCCGTCGTAGATAATGTATTTAATACGCTTATCTCCGCGCTTGGCACATTTCCGAATCTTCTCCACTAGCGCATAAGTTTCCTCAGGGTGCGCGTTGAGGTTGGCGTCTATATCTAAAGCTCTAACGATTCCGTCTCTTGGAATATGGTCAGAAGTGCCTTTGGCAACGTGACGAGCATCAGCAATCCAGCCATCAGACTTCCTATCGCGATCAGGATAATCATCATCAATTTGCTCCCGTAACTGAACACCTGCTGCACATAATCTGGCCATTAGGAGAGTAGAAGCTGAGCCTCATCCTCAGTAATCCCTAGCCGATTAAGCAATGCGGCCCTTGCCGCTTGTCGCTGCTCTGCTGCTAATTTACGCTGTTCATAAACTTCCATATCCTTTAAGAATACTTCATATTCAGCATCATTCATTTCGCGTTCAATTTCAGTTCCGTCAAGTTCTACTATTTTAACGCTTGGTCTCATCATTTGGCTCCGTAAATTTTAATTGTTCCGTAAAGGGTCTCACTATTTGGGGCCATAATTGTAATTGACGAAATGGCCGCAGTTCCGTCATATTGTCCAGTAGCAATTAAAGTTGCAGTTCCAGAGTTTGTCGCCCCTCTACTTTGTATAAAAAATGGAACTGTTGAAGTTTCTGTATAATTAGGAATTGTTAGAAGGAAAGTGCTCCATCTGCCAATACTGTTAGTAGAGGATAATCTTTCGGTAATATTGAAATTAGAAATCACTCCATCAGTTCCGCCCTGCGCAGTAGTAATAAAACGGAATAAAGTATTGTTATAGTTATTTCCAGAATCGCTATTAAATCTGGCGCTTATACCCGCGCCTGTATTTTCTGCGCTTCCGTAAATACTATCTCCCACAATCATTAAGGATTTGTAGTTTGTAGAAATGCTTATTGTGGTGCTGCTACTGCTCAAAGTAGTTGTGCTGAGTAAATCAAAACCGCCGCTAGGTGCGGTTCCCCATTTCAACCCTGTGGCTTGTGTGCTATCTGCAATTAAAACTGTATCGTTAGCCCCGACAGCAAGACGCGCATCAACTGTTGAAAATGTAAATAAATCGCCCTTAGTTGTTAAAGGTGTTTGATCTGATGGACTTGCCCAGCTTGGAACCCCAGCTGCGACTGTTAAAACTTGCCCTGCTGAGCCAATAGGTAGTCTAGTGTTTGTGTTGCTGGTCGCTGAGCGATAAGCAATATCTCCAAGCGTTGTTTCAGGATTTAGCGCTTTGGTCGTTGTATCGACTGAGCTTCCCAATGTGCGAATTGCAGCTGCGCCATCCTTGACGAGATCAGTATCGTTAGGGGTAGTCCAGCCGTAATTAGTAGTCGTTGCCATTTAGTCTCCTATGCCACAATTGTAGCGTTATACCATTCCAGTAATGGGTTTATTGTATTCCAACTCTCTACCGCTGGGACTGAGTTCCAACGGAAGGCTTGCAGACTGAAAGCTATAGGCGATAGGTTCATCGTCAGGTCTAGGCGGTTAAGACTTGCAGTCCAAGTCCAACCCTCAACAAATCCTTGAAACTCGCCATCGGTCATATTGGATGGCAGATTAGTGATATTTAATGGCATACCCATAAATACATTTAGAAGGCTATCTCGGTCGGCATCATCAATCTCTGGACTGGCAGTCGTAAAGGTTATCTGCCTTAGAGCAAATTGAGGATAAGCGCGGATAAGTAGATAGAAGGCTGCTTGAGCTTCGGCGTCAGCTTGATGCCTGAGAGTTGTAGATATTGTGGTAGCTAGTTGGCCGTAAAGGGAAATAGATGCTGCATCCTCATCCGTCACCGATGCGCTGCCAATTCCATAGCCGACTGTGATTGCGTTGCGGACATCGCCAGCGCGTTTGACTATTGAAAGAGCTGGGCCGATGGCCTGATTGCCATCAAGATCAACATAGCCATTAGTAGCTAGATATTGACTGCGGTGTGTTGAATCGGCGTAACCAATTCGGCCCTGAGCATCCTCGTATAAATAACCTAAGCCGCTAGTGGCATACCTAGAAGCTAAATTATAAACTGTGTCATCGAGGCCAGTCTCAGAGTGCAACTCATAATCGCCAGGAGTATCTATCTCACCTAGTCCGCTATTTTCTGCATCCTGCCATTGAGTCGTTGCGTCATAACCATTCCAAGTCTCGGCAGCTGGCACTTCATTCCATTGGTCAAATAATACGCCGCTAAGCAATTCCTCAATGCGGTCTCCATCAAATTGATGGGCAAAGTTGCCAGTATAAACTGCCCTAGCAAGTCGCGCTAAAGCTCCTACTGCAACGATTCTAATTTGCTGGCTTGTAGCTGTTGATCCTGAAGTCTGGACTGTAATACCTAAGTCAGTAATAAAGCCGCCAAAGAGATTGACATAATCGCCATTAGAGTCTTGGACTTCTATTGTTACTGCGTCATTTACTTCATAGGGGACTGCAGCTTCAGCTGTCTCTATAAGACTTAGATTGCAGTAACCAGCAATCGGCTGCTGATAAATATCGGTGCGACCCGAGGTAATAGTTAAGCCGCTAAGGGTTGCGCTAGTAACTGTAACGCCATCAACCTTAACTCGATAGACTGGATTCCAAAGGGTCATTCTGCCACTAGGCCGCCAAGAATAGCGCCCCCACCGCCGTTGCGAGCATTGCTATTGTTAAGAGCTAATACCACGGCCCTAGTAAATCCTTCTTCGTCGATGGCGCTTGGGGCCATTACATTAACTGTGACATTTCCGCGTTTTTCACCAGCGCGGACGGCTGCGACATTGAAATTTGATGGAATTGCATTACCGCTTGGAATGATTTCTGGAGTAATGATTGCATTAGGAGTAATTGCTGGAGTTATTGGATTTGTGTTTGTGACGACTGGAGTTATCGGAGTAGGAGTGCTTATAACCGTTCCGGTGCTCATTTGATAGTTGCCAATCGCTCCGGTTGTCGTTCCTGTAACCCAACTAGGCTTAGTAATTGTTTTAATGTCTGGCAATATTGGAATTGCGTTATATGCCTTGATAAAGGCATTTATGCCGTCAATCGCATTATCGACGACGGATCTAATGCCATTAAATACTTTGGAAACGACTGCGACTATGCCAGCTATCGCCTTACCAGCGTTTTCAATTGCATTTACTAAAACCTTCTCAAAAATAGGAACTAAATAATCTTTGATAAACTTCCATAAATCTTGAAGGGTTTCTTTATTATCTTCAAAGGCTTTTTTAATTGGGTCTATTGCTTTGTTTTTAGCCTCAATAAATTTAGGAATTAGAGTGTTTGTAAAATAGTCAAGTAAGTTTTTTAACGCTGGTAATAATGCCGCTCCCACAGATTCTTTAGCTTCATCGAAACCAACTTTTAGTCTGTTTATTTGACCTTCAAAAGTGTTAGCTTGCGTGGCTGCCGCTCCACCAAAAGTTTTACCTAATTGCTCGACTGCTCCCTCTAGCCCTAAGGTTTTAATTTCAGCGGCCGAAAGACCAACCCCTAAACGACTTAAAGCCCCTGTATTGCCTTCATAAGCTTTGGCTAAGGCATTAGAGACAGTTTCTACATCTTTGCCAGTCGCGGCCGAAATGTCTAAAGCCAATTGCAATAAATCTTGAGATTTAGTAAGGTCTCCAGTCGCAGTCGCTAGACGTTGCAACGCCGGACGCAGTTTGTCATCAGCAACTCCGGTCGCCAATGAGGTTTTAAGTATTTGATCCTCGATTGCGGCAATTTGCGCTTCCGTTGCGCCTGTAACGCTTTCAAGTGCGGTGGCTAAGCGTTTTTGTGCAGCTTCATCTTCAATCGCAGCTTTGACGCCTTCAATCGCTAACTTGCCAGCATAAGCAGCAGCAGCGGCAGCAGCCGCAGCAAAAGCGGCAGCGGCGACTTTGCCGAACTTCTCTAACTTACCGCCAAAGCCTTCAACTTCTTTCGAGCCTACGTCTAGTTTCTTTTTAAGGTCATCAACGTCGGCAAGGATGGATAACTTGAGCGTTCTACTTCCGGCCATTAATCATCCCACTTTCCGATAATCTTACTAAATGCTTCTTCCCACTTGCGAATTAGTTCAGGCTGAATTTTGCGTAGTGCTGGATAGATGAAATAGCCAGAATTTCCTCGGCCCTTACGGGGAGTGCGTCGCGGGAACTGACGATAACGATTAGATCCGAATTCGTAACCTGCCCAGATGTCTTTAGTTGATCCTCCACCAGAGAGACGCTGAGACGCGAATCCATAAGACAACTCGCCAATCTTCGAGGTTGCGGAAACTTTAACGCCGCTTGTAATGCGATCGACAGCGGCTTGTCCAAAAGTTCGGGTGATGCCGTAGGCGCGGATTTCATTGGCGGCATACCTAGCCAACGCAGAACTCTCGCGTTTAGCCGCAGCAACAGCTTCATCGTCCATCGCTTTGAAGGCGGTAATGATTGAGCGAAGTTCGCGCTTGTCATAGGAAATCGGCTCATCTGCCACCTTTGCGCTCCTTCAATATTTCAATCGCCGTTAATACTTGGTCGATGTCAGTCCATTCACTCATCGGAATTCCGGTTGCTATTGCGATCTCAACTATGAGTCGGTTTATGCTTCCGGATTCGAAGCTTTTGGGCTTTCATCTCCTATCGTCATTTCCTCGACCGATAACTCCCAAATGTCTTGAGACTTAGTCGGCGTTCCTGCCGCTTCGCGTTTGTAAGCGAAGTAGGCTAGGTCGAGGAAGTCCGCTTGTTGATACGCCGAAATATCCTTCATAGAATAAATCGACTTACCTGTCTTGCGTTCCCATTTCGCCCACTCAGGGAGTCCAGCGTTATAGGTGACTTCCTCGCCGTTCGTATATTTAATTGTGATACTTAGTTTCATAGCTCCCGATCTCCCTCTTAACTAAATGTCTCTGTTACGTCACCCTTTGAAACTTTGAAGGTGAACGATACTGTCTGCGCGTCAATTCCAGAACCGCCAGCGGTTGGAAACTCTGGAAGAATTGGGAAAACAAATTGAGCGCCAGTTGCAGCCGTGAGAGTTACGCTGATTGTTGTATCTGGTGCAGATTCAGCTGCGGTCCAAAGAGCTTCGCATACTGAGTTAGCCTTACCCCAGTCAGCGAGCATATCGAGTTGGAATGTGCCTTCGTAGTTAACTGTCTTGTAAGCCTCGCCGTCGAGAGTCTGATAAGTCTCGCGAACGTGAGTCTTGGTCAATACAGCGTTTGTCGCTTGGGCTTCGATGTCCGTTCCACCTGTGAAAGACAGCGAAATGTCGCGACCGGTGATTACTGTGGTTGCCACTTTTTCTCCTTAATTGGTTTGTGTGTAATAGGTGGAGACGCGAATATCGGCGACTAATAAATTAACCGCTCCCACTTGCGTAACCGATGGCCGCTCTACTGGGCCGACTGTGTAGCCGTCCGGTATGACTGCCAAAACTGAAAATATCAACTGCTCAAGATTATCGAGAGAAGCTGGGTTTGAAAGATAAGCAACTCCGCAGGTAATTGTTAAATTAATCTTTGCGTGAATTGTTGAGTCGTTAATTGTGTTTAATTCTAGATAAGGTGAATCCGGAACAAGAATAACCGCTGGCACTTGAACCGCTTCCGGAACGTAAGAATAAACGTTAGCGGAAACTGACCCGAGTGCGGTTGCCAGCGGTGTCCGGATAGAAGAAAGAACAGTAGAGGCGGGCATTATCCCACCATTGTCTCAACGTCGAGGTAAGGGCCAAGTAAGCCGGTTACTTTCGCGAGAAGGTTCTTGGAAAGACGATATGGAGTTACTGCGAAATCTATTCCTTCGATTGATCCGCCGGCGGCTGTTCTAGCTTGGAAGATTTCGACAGAAATAGCCAAAACGGAAGACTCAACATTGGGATTTCCGACATAGGTTGATAATCCAGAGAGCGCAGCGTTTCCTGCTGGGATAATGTTTTTCTCCAGTATGTCTGCATTTGTGATGGTTGCGCTAAATACATAATCGGTAATTTCGTCGTCGGTTACTGTGTGAGTGCCATTAAAAGGAGATCCGCATCCAGTAATTACGACGGATTGGCCTTCGGTGAATTCGTGGATTGTGGCGGTTTCAAAATAAGCCACATTATTTTCTAATTTAACTTTGTTGATTTTGCTTTGAAAAGTCACAAGCATTGGGAGAATGAGATTTTCACTTGTGTCCACAATATCGTTCAAATATGCATCTGAATACAGGGATGACGAGACGCCAAGAATGGTTCTTAGCTCAGAAGCCGTAACGATTGTTGGCATCTCGCCTTCCTTTCGATTTAAGGGGTTAAGCCCAGCTCGGGAGCGGACTGGGCCTAACTATTGGGATTAACTACGCAACCATCCAGCGGTAAGCGCCAGCGCCAACCTTTGTAGCCAATGCGCCGTAGCCATAGTAAGCCACTTCGATTTGACCATTGAGCGCAACGTTTGTCTGAAGACGGAAACGTGAAGATTCATACCAAGTGTAAGCATCTGGGTTAACGATAAGGATTGTGTTATCGCCAGTTCCAGAGAGGTTACGAGTTACGCGGAAGTTTAATCCAAGTAGGTTGCCTGTTGCTGATCCAGCGCTGAGATTTCCGCCTTGATTCATATTGCCAATCAAGTTCTGGTAAATCGGGCGTCCTGCGTCAGCGAGGTTTTGAATCGCGCCCCATTGCTGAGGTGATGCGACGATATTCTGTGCGAATCCGAGAGTTCCAGCGTAGATTGAAACGCCAGCATCGGAAACGAAATCAAGAAGGCCAGCAGCATCAAGAGTGCGATTTCCGCCATCTGTTCCGCCAGCAATTAGACCATCAAGGATTGCTGTTTCAGTTGCCTTAATGTATGCGTATTCCATTTGACGAACGAGTTCATCGAAAAACGCAGGTGAGGAACGATCGAGAAGTTCGACGGAGAAAGTTTGTCCGCCAGCATACTTCTTAACGTTTACTGTCAAGAATGAGTTTGTCATTCCTGTCTCATCAATCGCAGCCGCTTCAGCTTCTTCGCCTACTGTTGGAACTGCGGTGATTTTAGGAATTTCGAAGCTCATACCAGCATCAGGAAGAACGCCGGAGCTGACGGAATCGGCAACTGGACGATCTGCGTTTGATAGTGGGTTGATTACTTCAGTCAACTGACGAGTTGGGATGAGACCAGCGTTGTTGCTTGTGGTGTCATCTGCCGCCATAACGTACTGACGAGCAACGTCATCTCCGAGTTTCGCGCGAACGCTGTTCTCGAGATATTTAGCCTTTGTGAACTCAAGGCGAGGAGCGGTGAAGAACGCTGGACGTGGCGCAGCGGCTTCAACCTTAGCAGCTTCTACCGTTTCTTCGGCAGGAGCTGGAACGGTAGTGTCTGACACTTGTTCTCCTTCGGTTGGTTTGTCTGCTTCAGCGGTTGCCGGAGCAGAATCTTCTTTGGGTGCTTC